GGCTAATGTTCTCGTTTCTAGCCTGGGGAACTAGATCCTAAAACCCATTCTCGATAGAGGCCTATCATTTAGCGATAGCAATAGTTTAGTTGTTTTAGAATAAGATTATGGAATTTAATAGGTGCCATATCTATCTAATACAATTAAGATTTAAAGCCAATAATAACTCAATAAGATCTACTCTGACCTAAACTAACTTATGAGATCTTAGTCCGATACTATGAGATTGGCTCTACAAACGTTAAAACTAGAATAATAATAAGGTCTAAAATACATTCAACAAATTCCATTCATTTAAAACAAGAAAGATAAAAGTAAATTAGAAGCTCTAGCATACAATCTAGAAAAATCAAGAAAATTAGCCATTGATTAAGCTAGAGATAAAGTTATAGAATTAGGTAAAGAGTTAGTGAGATATTAGAAAATAGAAAGAAATAAAGTAAGTATCTTATATGAAGTCTAAATTAACAATGAATCTGTATAAGATCTAAATACCAAATTATAAAAATTAGTCAAATTAGGGATCCGTTTTAGTACTGATAATTAAAATTTAAACTTTAGTCTTACTCCATAGGAATTATTTAAAGTTTAGGTACTATTTAGAGATATGAAAGCAATAGAATCTTACTAACCTTTTAAAAAAGAAAAGAAATTGAAAATAGAGAAAGCTATTAAAACTAATAAGAAAGCTGATTAAACTAAAGCTCGTAGATAAATGAAAGCAACTTAAGATTACACTATAGAATAGGTATAAATTGATTAAGATAATACATGGATTACTAGAAATTATTAATTCTATTTAGCATTCGCTCTATGTCTTCCTAATACCCATAATAAGCCTCAATATTAAATTATGGTTAGGAAGCGAGATATTATGGATGGAGAAACCATATAATTCAGAAATGACAATGCTAATAATAACACTGATTCTAATTTCCTATTTAGAAAAACAATCACTGTTTAAGCTCAAGAAATAGTTAAAATTAAATAAGACATTAAACTATGTACAGAATTTCAGTATAAAGATATTAAGAATCCTAGTATTAACTATAAAATAGAATATCAACCAATTAATCTTCAAATCGGACCTGATTAATTGAGAAAAGGTTTAGTTTATCCATCTGATGAAACTATGCCATTATCATTCACACTTATGTAAACCTATCTATACTAGAATCCAAATTGTGAGATATTAAAGTCAATCCTTTTAGAAAATAAGATATAATTCGTTCATTATGATGAAACATCTAACAGATCTGTCAAGTTGAGATATGGTAGAAATAACTTTGAACTTACACCGTAAGCAATAAGTCATTTAATTATGCTACTATTAGGATGTTCATATAATTAAAAATCTTTCATTCAAACCTATTATAGGGAAAGAAATAATGAACCTTATACTTGTGATGTTCCATATAAACTCTAGAATAAATATAAAGTTACTATAAACTTTAGTTAATATTAAGTTAGGAAAGTAGGATATGATATATATTTATAGACTAATTCTAAAAGAACATCTACTATCAGAATTTAATAGCTTGTCTCTCCATTACCTTGGCCTAAATAATTAAGTTATAACAAGACATTACATGAAATAGGTGTATACAACATATTACAGAAATTACCAGCCAATGATAGAATATTTGTTTATAAAAAGAACTAATGGTTCAGATTAGATGAGAAATATTCTTGGATTATACCTATTATATCACCAGATATTAAGAGACAAGGTAATTATTATTACAAATCAACAGTTGCTGATTAAATATAAATAGAGGAATTTAATAAGATTTGGTAGGATACGGGAATTAGGTACCCACCTATCAGTTATCAGTAACTCTAAAATTTAGATTTCAATCTCAGAAGTTTGAATTCCATTTATTTCGAACAATTCAAATTATTATTTCCTGATTCTTATTAGGAATTTAACAGAAGAATGGGCAGAAAAGAGTCAATTGTCATCGATACTCTAGAGAGTTTCCTATAGAGTATCCATCCTGAAATAACTGTAGAAAACTCCAAATTCTTGGAATTCGGCGACTTCCGTACTAAGGAATTTTGGCACAAGTGTTATCGTGATCCTACTTCTACTATTGGACATCCTGACAAAGCTAAAGGAGTAGATGAGGCTGATACACTTAGACTAAGATTAATTAGATAATCCGGATTTAAGTTAAAGGCTGAAATGAATAAGTTATTTGAAACAGATATAGAATTATATTATAAAATATTCTTTGGTGTTTAGTAATCATAAGACTATGATCCAATCATTAAATTTGATTAACAAGTTAAACATTTAATTTAAGGTATTGATTGGTAACACTGGAATTTCCCTTATGATACTAGATAGAATATTTTAAAATTAATGAAAATCTATGGGATCAATACAACAGCTAAATAAGGTACTGTTTGCATGTATACAACAACATACAAAGATGAAATTATTTATAAGAGCGATGACAAACCAATGTCTATAAAAGAATATTAATATCAAGAACATTTAAACATCTTAGAATGCATTGGTGATTTATAAGGTTTATTATCTCATCAAATTAAAATTTATGAAGAAGAGGGATTATTTATATTATCAGTACCATCTATTAATATGTATTAGGAATATTCTAGTTAAGAGAAACTAAAAACAGGATTTGCTAGATTGTTCATAAAACCTGATGGTCATGAATACTATTATTGTGTAGAAAGTGCCTTCTTATCGTTTTAATAAGCTCAAGTGGAATTAGACTTAGAGGCTATACTATAGAGTGAATATCTTATCAAATTCGGCGGAAAACCAGGATAGGTAGAGATCAAACAAGAATAAGGTGGAACTAGTAGAACCAAAAATCTCTATTTTGTTAAGGTTCCATCTGCCATATTAGCAGGAACTTCTATGGATTATATAGCAGGCTATCTAAATTGCATTTAATAACAGAGAAAGAAATTAAAATGTGATGATTTGAGTATATTCATAGGAGAAACTAGATAAGATTTTAAGATATTCCATGAAATTAGGAATAGTATAGAAGGATTATTAAAGCTTAGTTAACATTAAATCTAAGCAGCTCTAACTCTATTCAAAATTGACACTCCTATTATTACAATAGCAGGTGAAAAATTCTACTTGGCTGTTCTGTTTGCTAATAGTAAATACACTCCTCTTTTTTAGATAGGAACATTAGCTTATATAAAAGATCCTGATAAAATGTAGGACCATTTAGTTGACTTAGCAAGTAACCCTGAGTTATTGTAAACTATGTTAGGTAAACTAATGGGATTCAATGATAGGCTTAAGAAATTCTAAAAAGGATTCGGTAGTTAGGATTGTCTTATAAAAGCTAATGAGATTTTAAAAGCTCACAATTTTCCAATTATAGATAAATAGGACCCATAATGTGTTTGGGAATATTGTAATACTCATTGTATAACTCTTAAGGGACCTGATCTTTTAGTAGCTAATAATAATGTGTCAGATATTAACATTATCTACGCTAATTCACCAGTAACTGTTTATTTTTATCCTGTCAGTGTTACAGTTGATGGTTTTGAAACTACTATTACATGGCATATTTTAGTTATTGAAGAAGAACAAGCTTAAGATATTCTTAAACCTATAAAAGAAGCTCATTATGCATATTGCCATCCTAAAGCTAGTAAAAATTATGCATAATCTCATTAGGGCTAGGGATTCTAATTGAAGTAAGGGAGAATTGAGATTTCATAGGGACTTGAAACCTATGCAATTATACATGATTGGAAAATTGAAGATAAGGGTATAAAATACAATGTATTCCCTGGTGGTTCTAGTCTATTAACTGATTTTGGCTAAAGACATTTTAAGATGAATCCTTAATAAATTTAGAAAAAAGTACGAGATCTTTGGACTATTAAAGATCCTATCTAAGCTATTATAGACATAGACGAACAAGGTAAATGGCATTATGATCCTGATGAAGATTCCTTAGTAGGAGAAGGAGATAATGTTTGGATACATGAAGATCTATTCTATCTATATGATGAGGGATTTCTAGATGATGATGCAGATGAACATCCTTAATTTGATGATGATGGTGATGATCCTCCAGATGATGATAAATATAAGAAAAAAACATAGTATTAATAATTATCTAGTTTCTAATAGGAATAATTAATAGCAATTGATACTATTTTCGGAGAAAACAAATTGGATAAGAGTATATAAGAATATAAAAAGAAACCAGCACAAATTTAAACTGAGATTAGATCTAAAGAGTAAATTGAGATATAGTCCTTAGAAGATAAATTAGATTAAATCAATGAGTAAATAGTTTATGACAATTTACCTAAAATGAGACCTTCTAAGAAGAAATTATTAGCACTAGAGAAAAACAAAGAGCTAGAGGCTAATAATTAGGAGTTAAAACCTGTGGAATATTCTTAACCACAGAAATTTATTGAGCCAAGTGATAGAACATGTAAACTTGGTAATATCTAAGGAAAAGAATCTGAATTTGAGGAATCCATCATAGAAAGTCCCAAATCTAGTTTCTTTAGTATATTTGGAAAACTACTATCAAGTAGGAATAAGAAACCACAATATGAACCAGTAAGTTAATCAGATCAGGTCATTATAGAAATCGAATAAGTTCAAGAGAAAAAAGAAGTTGATTCTGATACTGAAACACTAATCGATTCTAAGATCACTCGATAAAAATCTGAGGTTGTAGAAGATGAATTTGTTAGGAAAGAATAGGATGTACAAGTTATTTAATAAGAAGTAGTTGTAGTATAAGAAAGAAAACAAGAATCTATTGAATTGGTATCTACAGCTAATAAGTAGTAAGATAAAGAATATGAGTTGGAAGAAATACCTAAGGAGACTAAGAGTCCTAGATCTAGTAAATCTGCATCTATTATCAGACCTAAAGAAATCAATTTAGTTTAGGAAATAGAAAGAAAGAAGTAAGAATAAAAATTAGATCAAATTTTAAATTAATCAAAAATAGATCTAGAATTAGAAATCAAATCAAGAAATGAGTAACTACTATAATAGAATGAGTCTAAGAACTATGCTTTCAAGTTGCCCGTTGCTAATAATTTAGAGGATGGATTAGTGTACATCATAAATTAATCATCTAAATTTTGGCATGGTTTCAATGATGAGTTTTGTTATTTTAAAGGTACTCGTACTTAGTTATATGACATATATTCTTAGTTGAGTAATATATAAACCTTAGAAGATTTTGATAGCTATCTAGTAGAAAAAGCACCTAAAAACATTAGAGAATTATAAAAGACTAGATTCAAATATTAATTATCTAGGAGTAATTATGCTAGACTAAATAATAAACCTGAATTAGATCCTATTCCTATTTATTTAAATAGACATTCAGTTTATGAATTAATTTAAATTATTGCTCCTAATTCTGTGATTAATGAGATAGATAGCTTCTTTAGTAATCAACATTATTATAAAAAAATCAACAATAATGTTTATAGTTATTATATTTATATCAATCCTAATAAGTTAGAAGAGTTATATTCATAATTAGATGAGATCCTTAGTATAACTCATGCTTAATCTCAATATGATACTAGCCTCTGGAGAGTGTCATTTAGAAATTCATCAGGAGAGCATGATTAGCACACATTGTAACACAAATTTGATTATCAATCCCAAGCTCTTCCATAGTTTGGTGGTTAATTATCTGTACCGTTTGTTGAAAATTTATACAAGGAACACAAAGCAATTCCTGGAGCTATCTGTGATTTAATTAGATAAGGAAGGATTGATGCTATGAAGTTAGATAGAGATTTATATGATTTGGAGAGAAAGAAAAATCCATTTGATCATTCTAAGATGAAAACACCATATTAATTTTGTAATTAGTGTAATTATGATCAAAATACTATTTTGACTTAAGCTTAGTTGGAAGATTTAATTTAATCTCACTAATACTCTGGTCATATGGCTCTAATTAGTTATTCATAGCCTGATACTACTGAAATTAACTATAGAGGTTGCTTTATAAATCATTACCGATTAACTGAAGGTATAATATATGTAGGAAGTGCACCTCATGAGGCTTATCACTTGACAGTTTTCGAAATTTATGAGGATTATATAGTTGCCCTAGTTAATTTATAGTACACTATGAGGTAAATATAATATAATAACAGTATACAAACAGTAATTAATTTATAAGCTGGACTTACTGCTAAAGGGACATTTGAGACATCATTAGCTGCCTGCAAACCCAGTGTTAAACTGAAGGACTATAAGAAATTCCGTGACAATTTAGAGGAGAAGGAAAGATCTATGTTAGCTAAAATTTGCCTAGCAGCTTTTTTATTAATAATGATTGGTCTATAAGCCTAATTCCATTTCAAATTTATAGACTATATCCCTAAAATAATATAGTAATTCATCTTGATTATACTATGCCTCGTCATAACTGTAGTATTGTATTCAGGATGTAGCCCTAAACAACATAATCAAATTGAAAACTTTAGAAGGAGGTTCAGAGAAATTAATGTGTTTGTATATTGGTCATTCTTTTGCCTATTCTTACTTATGGCTTATTTGTTAGTAGATCCTATTTATGCTACTTGTATCGTTACGATACTAGTAGTCTTAGATAGATTAGCAAGCGTTGAAATCAGACGTAATAGAAGACTTATACATTCTATTCAGGGATTTGCTGGTTATTAGCATGAGTTAGGTTCTGGTAATCCGATCAAAATATCACATAAGGAAATCAGTTGTTAACCTAATCAGAATTTAATTAAGAGTCTTTATAATTCAGAATTATTTTGTACATGCAAGAATGTTGTTAAGGAATTTTGTTTAGTTAATTTACCATTAGCTATTCAAAGTACAGTAAGATCTTTTAGTAACTGCTTATTAAGTTAAAAAGCAGCTTTAATCAACAGACATTTAGCACCTAAACTATTTCCAGATCTCAAGATTATCAAAAAATTACCTACATTTACTATTTATTATAAGACTCTGTAATATATGAAGGAGCATCCATTATAATTTTCAAGTCAAGATATGGATGATTATTTATTGAAAGTGAAAGAGAAAGATAACAAGAAATTCCAAGAATATCAAAAAGCTTGGGAACACTATAAAATCTATGGTGTGGAGAAAAGAGACTACTAAATGGATTTAATGTCTAAGATAGGAGAGATTGGTGAAGAATCTCATAGGGAAAGATTCATAGGAGTTCCAACTTTTAAATTTAGAGTTTTAGGCGGAATGGTATCAGATTATTTATCAAAGTGTTTATCAGCTACTGTACCTTGGACTATTACTGGACTCTCTATGGCATAGGTTTAGGAGAAGTGTTGTAAATTTAAATAAGACTATTTCATCTGTACTGACAACTCAGGACATGATGCGCACTAACATAATAGTATTATCAAACAAACACTAAAACCCTTCTTCTAGATCTTAAAAAAATAAATGAGATAATCCAATTCTCTATTTAAAGAAGATGCTGCTGATTTACTATTAAACTTCAGACCTAAAAGATTAAATATAAGATACAAAGGGAAAATTTTAGAATCTCATTGGATAACAGGGACAAATTTTTCTGGATGTTGGTATACCTACATCTATAATTGTTTAGTTATGGGATTAATGTGGTCTTATATGATGCAAATAAAAGCTGAGAATTTGAATGCTTTAATATCTGGAGATGATAGTGTCATTAACTTGAAACAAAACTAAATTAGTGAATTAATATCAAAAATTAGGTAGTATTTCAAATCTACTGAACCTTCTGAGACAACATATTTCGGGTTCGGACAGATTATTAAAGAATGCTAGTTAACGAAAGGCAAATTTAGTTTTATAAGTAGAGTTTTTACTCGATATGGTTTAGCTTGGGGGTCATAACGTTTACCCAATAAAATAATTTTTGACGGTTATAGCGATTCAAAAATAGATTAAATTGAATATTTGAAAGTAGCGCGCTGTTTCCGGTCTTATGATTATGGCTTCCTTGCAGGATTATTCGTGCGGTCAGCAGAACTTTTAGTAGCCCCATATAATTATTGGAAATTCAAAATTCATTCCAATAATAGTGCTGTGGATCATTCAGCATAATTAAATACCTTCCTTGATATGTTCCCAGAATACCATATATGGAGTTCTGGATTATCATATGAAATATCGGGAGGGTATACCTATACCAAGATCTCTGTTTGATCTTGATGGGTCCGTATTCGGGCCCATTAAGACAAGCAGGGATTTTAGCGTGGGACAATTGGACAAAGGGTATCTTAGCGGATATCCGCCCCCAAAAATGGAATGTTCTCAACCTTGAAAGGGAGGTTAGCAACTCTCGGGAACTTCCTATAATACAGGTAGCTCTTCGTTAGTCTAGACAGTGGTTATTAATCATTACAGGGTGATTATTGTATCCATCTAGATTTAGAAAACAATCTGAATAATTAAGAAAAAGTTATACTTATTCAAAATCTCATTAACGCGAGAACTTAGTATAGTTTATTGACTATGGTCATCTACAAATTAGTGAAAATAAAGACAAGAAAGACAACAAGAATTAGAATAATAAAGAGAAAAAGAAAACAAACCCTAATCGTTAGCCTTATTCTTAATTCTATCCTCCATATATGGGATTCCCTTAACCCGTTTTTTATCCCAGATAACCCAAGAAGAAGAATTTTAGAAGGATAAGTGAGAAGTCAACTTATTATGAGAATTTTCATAAATAAATACCTGAGAATTTAACATTAACTAATTTATTATCAGGAGACAAAAGTATGTTATAAAGCTTCAAACAATTTGAAAGCGATCATCTAACAGGTATGAATTATAATATGAATTAGATGAGAGATTTTGTAGGAAGGAAAGTAATAAATGCTGTAAAAGAAAATTTTGGGAAATAAGAAGTGGCAATGACTGAAGAAGCTATTGCTAGATTAGTAACAGCAGATGATATTTTAGGTTTCCTCAAGAAAGGAGCTAGTGCTATATGGGACTAGCGACATACTCTATTCCCTACAATAGCACCAATTATAGACAAAGCAGTAGCAACAGCCAAAACAATTTTACCATAGATCATGCCTATGGTCAAAGAAGTGAAACAAGCTATCATTACGGATCATGAAGGAGTCACAGATAGATTACTTAAAACTGCCACTAACATGGTACCTTCATTATCAAATTTCACTCCTTTTACTGCTATGCCAAACCAAGTGGTAGTATAATCTTAAATACCTAAAAGCAAGATTATACTGGAGGTAGATAAAACTATACTGGACTGTGTATTCAAACCAGAGATAGTAACTTCAGATAGTATATCTAGACTCCCTTATGGTGCTACACCTACATCTCTCTTTAGGAAATAGACTTAAAGCATTATATCAAATCAAATTGGTGGGACCTTCCAAGCTAAGATAGCTGTTATATGGTCGCCAGCCTATAATATTAACGCATGTGTACCACTAAATGCTAGTAGTGCTATTATTCCTATAGGAATTGGAGCTAATGTTGCTATAACTGCAGCTCTAATCTAAGGTTCTCAAATTTCTCTTGGGAATTTAATGTCAGGCTTACCATAAGCCTAAGAATACCGTATCGTTGGTGCTTCTTAGATGAGTATCTCAACTTCAAATGTAACGACCATCTAGGGTACCATATCCACCTATTCCACTAGATACGGTGCTAGCTCTTATCTCCTACCAGGAGTGACTCTACAATAACAAGTTAACGTAAGCGGCACAGGCCCTGCTGGTGGTGTATAAATTACTGCTACAGGAGGAACATTAGCCTCGTTATCCCCTATTAACACATGGGACGCTTTACCAAAAGGTTATTCTGGAGTTGTGTTAGACCCTTCAAATTGGACGAATGAAATAACCTATTCTTAGGTACCTTGCTCTAGCAAGTCTGTGGTGCGTCTTCCAATTTGTGACATAGAAGATGTAAGTTTAATAGATGCTAATGTAGATGTAAATGTCTATAACAATAATGCTAAAAGTGACCCTACCAAAATTAACAAATCATAAATCAATAATATGGGCACTTAAATAGCAGGTCTAACCGGAGCTAATAGCGGAGTCACATATCAGGTCTTTGATAATGAAATAAAAGAGTTTCCACTCTTAATCACTGTGTTTTAAGGGTTGAGTACTACAGTCTAACAAACTTTCTAAATTACATAAACTATGTTAGTCGAGGCTGTACTATCTCCTAATTATCAATTCTTAAACCCTCCTATCAGACCTGCATATTCTAAAGCAACATTGGACGGAATTTTTGAAAAGTCCACAGTCGAGTCCGGTATATGGACTGTTGTCTGACCTTATTGCGTAGCATAGCTACGCTGATGAAATGATCCTCTACGCCATAACATCCTGTTAGCCCTGTAACTGAGCATGGTTACAGGGTAATGGCGGAGGTCGCGGCACTGGGAAAAGTGGTGAAAGGCCCGCCGTTACAGAGAGTATAATCCCCCAACGTAAGCGATGTGCGTTGCATGGTCAAGTTATTCACGCTACCCGATCTGAAGACGACTCGTTGATCGGGGAACCACCGTAAGGTAGAGTCGGGGAACAGTGTTCTCAGGGGCAAGAGCGAAGTGGTGAAATACCCCCCTAGCAGGAGATGCAAAATATTCCGGTATGTGCACATACCGCCACCCAATCCAATGGAAATCTTTTAAGGCTAACTAGTGCACTAGTAACTCTTCTTGCTATTATGAGGAGCCAATAGCCATTTATATTAATTCGTAGCCTGGCAGACTACGTCTTAGGGGTAGTTAATAATAGCTAAACTACGGGCTTGCCA